GCAGTAGGAAGTCCAAATGTATTTGTAAACGGAATACCTTGGAGTAGACAAGGTGATAATAACACAGGACATTTGTTACCAGCACCAATTTGTCCATCTCATTCAGCACCAATCGCATCTGGTTCTTCTACGGTTAAAGTAAATGGAAAAGGAGCAGGCAGAGTTGGTGATGGTATCAGTGGATGCACATCAGTTGCTGCTGGTTCTGGTAACGTGTTCGCTGGAGGATAGTCATGGAAATTAGGAAAGAGGAACTTAAATGTACGAATATAAATGTAAAGTAGTTCACATTGTGGACGGTGACACAGTTGATGTTGATATTGACTTAGGATTTGGTGTGTGGTTGAAGAAAGAACGTATTCGTATGTTTGGTATCGACACACCAGAAAGTCGCACACGAGACTTGGAAGAAAAGAAGTATGGACTTGCTGCAAAAAAATTCATCACAGGTATGTTAGATGATGAAGGTGGTATTGTTCTTAAAACAAAGAAGGACGCAGAAGGTAAGTACGGACGTATCCTTGGTGAGTTATGGAGAACAACAGACTATGCAGATAAATCAATCAACGACTATATGATTGAGAAACATCATGCAGTAAGGTATATGGGACAGTCTAAAGATGACATTGTTGAAGAACATATCAAAAATAGAGCCTTCATTAATCTCGTGTAATCGTTATAAATAGATTGAGGAGATATTAAATGGCTGCAAACCCTACTACATTTAGAGATGCTGAACTTACAAATAATTCTGATAGAAGTGCTCAAATTTATAAAGACATTAATTTGAATTTCAGTAGACATCCTGTAACTGGTGATATTGGAATGTTGTCTGATGCACAAGCAGTTAAGAATAGTGTACGCAATTTGGTTAATACTAATTTTTATGAAAAACATTTTCGTCCAGAGATTGGTTCTAATATTCGCAGTATTCTTTTTGAACCTGTTTCTCCATTGGTTGCAGATGTTCTCAAGAGACACGTTAAAGATGTTATAGAAAACTTTGAACCAAGAGCAGAATTGATTGATATAAAAAGTATCGCAAAACCAGATAGAAACGAATATCAAGTTACTATAGAATTCTTCGTAGTTAATTCGTCTACTGGTGTTGAAAGTGTTACGTTAATGTTAGAACAGTTAAGATAGAGAGACTATAATGGCAACAAAATTACAAGTCACGGAATTGGACTTTGATGATATCAAAACCAATCTGAAGACATACATGAAAAACCAAACAGAATTTTCAGATTATAATTTTGAAGGTTCTGGACTTTCTGTATTGATTGATGCTCTTGCATATAACACTCATTACTTGGGTATGAATGCAAACATGGCAATCAATGAAGCATTCTTGGATACTGCAACCTTACGTTCATCTGTTGTCTCACACGCAAAGACTTTAGGATACACTCCTCGTTCTGCTCGTGCTCCTGTTGCGTATCTCAATATTACAATCAATAACTCAACATTATTGTCTTCTACAATTTCAAAAGGAACTAAGTTCACCACACAGATAGATGGTACATCTTACGGATTTGTATGTAATGAAACAAGAACAATTTCTCCAGAAAATAGTATACTTCGTTTTACCAATCTTCCAGTATATGAAGGTTCACTGGTAACAGCAAAATATACTGTAGACAATGCTAACCTTGAGAAAAGATATCTCGTCACAGACGATCGTGCAGATACTACAACATTAAAGGTTTCTATACAAAACTCTTCCTCTGATTTAACTACAATCACATATACTTTAGCAACAGATATATCACAGGTAACTGCTACATCTAATGTTTACTTTCTACAGGAAGTTGACAACGGAAAGTATGAAGTTTACTTTGGTGATGGTGTTGTGGGAACAAAACCTAGTGACGGTAATATTGTAATCCTAGAATACATTGTTACAAACAAAGGTGCTGCAAATGGAGCAAAGACTTTTAGTGGAACATCTGTTGGTGGTGAAACTAATATTACAATTGCAACTCTTGCTGCTTCATCTGGTGGAGCAGAACCAGAAACAATTCAATCTATTAAATATAACGCTCCCCTTGATTATGCATCACAGGGTAGAGCGGTTACAACAGAAGATTATAAAGTAATCATTCCTAAAATATATGCAGATACAAAAGCCATTCAAATTTGGGGTGGTGAAGATAATGACCCCCCAATTTATGGCCAGGTATTTGTTGCAATCAAAACAACCTCTGGTATCAATCTAACACAAGCACAAAAGAATAATATTACAACTGCATTAGATAGATATAATATTGCTTCAGTTCGTCCTACTATTGTTGATCCTGAGACTACTAAAATTAAAGTAACAACTAATTTTAAATACAATTCTAATGTTACAACAAAGACTGTAGATGATTTATCATCCTTAGTGAGAACTGTAGTAACCAATTATAATACTTCAGATTTAGAAAAATTTGATGGGGTATTTAGATTCTCAAAACTATCTCGTTTGATTGATGATACTGATGTGTCTATTTTATCTAACATATCAGTAATTCGTATCCAGAAAACAATTGTTCCGTCTCTAAACACCTTAGCTAAATATGAATTGAAGTTTTCTAATTCGTTATATCATCCACATGATGGTCATAATAATGTAATGGGTGGTATCACCACATCAACTGGTTTTTATATTTCTGGCGAATCTTCACAATACTTTATGGATGATGACGGTAATGGTAATCTCAGAGCATATTCTCTTGTGGGTGGTACAACAAGAACATATTACACTACAAATATTGGTACAATCAATTATCAGACAGGAACACTTATATTAAATTCTATTAATATTACTTCATCTACGAATGCTGGGGGTATTGATATTACAATCGTTCCTGCTTCAAATGATATTGTTCCAGTTCGTAATCAACTTTTGGAAATTGATTTAACAAATCTAAAGGTAACAGGTGAAAATGATACAATCAAGTCAGGTGGATCTTCTGCTGGAACTGGTTACAACACTTCATCTTCGTATTAAGGTTTAATAAATGTCTGGACATGAACCAACACTAAAGAATAAAGTATCTCCACATATTCAGAGTCAACTTCCTGAATTTGTACAATCGGATCATCCTTTATTCGGACTATTTCTCAGATACTACTATGAGTTTCTTGAAGCTGGTGAACTTGTTGTCACTGGATCAAATAACTACGTTATAGAAGAAACTATTTCTAAGAACTATGTCTTAGACGAAACTGGTGAGAATATTGTACTTGAAGATTCTGTCGGTAAATTTACGGTCGGCGAAACAATTACTGGCGCAATCAGTGGAGCAACAGCAAAGATACTTGTTGATGATTTTGATAATAACAAAAGATTATTTATTTCATCCCAACAAAGATTTCAAACTGGCGAGATTGTAACTGGTAATACATCTAACGCAACAACAACTGTTGTTTCCTATCGTGGAAATCCAGTTCAAAACATTCAACAACTTCTTGCATATGCAGATGTCGATAATACAGTCTATGATTTCTTAGATAAGTTTAGAGATTCTTTTATGGAGTCTCTTCCTAATACTCTTGCAGACGGAATTGCAAAAAGAAAACTTATTAAGAACATTAGAGATATGTATGCCGCAAAGGGTACAAGAGACGGACATAAATTATTCTTTCGTATTCTCTTTGATGAAGAAGCAACCATTATCTATCCTCGTGATAATATGCTTCGTGTATCAGATGGCCAATGGTCTACAGACAATGTAATTCGTATTATTGAGACAGGAACTTCAGACTTTACCAAAACAATTGGTCAAAGATTAACAGGTTCTACTTCAGGTGCAACAGCACTTATCGCAACAGTTATTAAGTTTAGAGAAGGTGCAGACCTTATTGCAGAACTTAATCTAGATGCAAACTCTGTCACAGGTTCATTTACTGCTGGTGAAATTGTTACTGCAACCGATACAACATTGGACTTAGAAATATCAGGAACAGTTAAAGGTATTGTTACTGGTGGTACTGTTACAGTCGGTGGAGCTTACTATAACACAGGCGATCCAGTTTCTATAATAGGTGGTGGTGGTAACAACGCAGCATCTGCTCGTGTTGAATCTGCTGGTTCTGGCTCAATTGATGAGATTGTTATTGAATCTGCTGGTTCTGGATACACTGTTGGAGAGGAACTGAGATTTACTCTAACCAACACTGAAGGAGTTGGTGTTCGTGCAAAAATTGCTGTAGTAGGCGGTGCTTTCTTATTGGAACAAACAACTGCTCCAGACCATTTCATAAGTGAAGATGGTGAACTTATTATAACAGAAGATAGGTTCTATGTCAACCAAGAAGAAACTGTTGGCGAACTAGATCATCTCGTAATGGAAGATGGTGGACAGGTTGTTTTAGAAACACAAACCTTTACAGACTTGAGTGTTGCGTCTGAGGCTGGAGAGATTACTAAGATTAATATTATTAATCGTGGTAACGGTTTTATTAAACTTCCTCTTATAAAACATGACAACAACTTTGTTACTAGTCCAACACCATTGTCAACGGATCAAAGTA